ACTTACGGCGCTGGTAAATATATGGCAGACGGAACTCCTAAGATGCACAATACCCCTGGTGGTGCTAAAATGATGGAAGATGGACCTGCTCAAAAAAAAAACGACATTAAGAGCGGAGAGACAATAAGTGTAAAAACTTCAGATGGTAAAATGCTGGATGTTAAAAGAGGCAGCGGTTTCCATCAGCAAGCTGTAAAACAGGGTTCTGTTCTTAAAGGAATGAGACCAAGTTACCCAATGGGTGATCCATACGAGGCGAATATCTCACAGGCGGAAAAAGATAAAAGAAAGAAAGCAACTTATCCAAAATACTAATGTACTCAAAAAAAGGATATATAAAAAATAGTCCTGACGTAAACAAGAAATCTAACTTAATAGCTGGTAATAAAATTACCATGAAGGGTGTTGAGCATAAGGTTTTAGGTATTGACGACAGAGGGTATGCAACTATTATGTATCCAGGATATGATTACATTTTTCCAAATGGCAAAGAAGTATTAGAAATTAAATTAAATAAATAACGTTGGACAAAATAATTCAATGGCTTACGGGTGGCGTCATCAAAGAAGTTGGTGGCGTCATCGATAAGCTTACAACTACCAAGGAAGAAAAACTTGAGGCCAAAAGGCTAATGGTTGAAATACTAGAGAAAGCAGATAGTGAAGCCCAATCGCAAGTAACCGAAAGGTGGAAGTCAGATATGGCATCAGATAGTATGCTTTCTAAAAATATACGCCCTATGGTTCTTATATACTTAACAGTTATATTTACTGTATGTGCGTTTTTTGATGGTAATGTAGGGCAATTTAAAATAGCGGAAGAGTATATACCGATATTTCAAACCCTTTTAGTAACAGTCTACGGTGCTTACTTTGTAGGTCGTAGCTGGGAGAAAGCTAAAAAAATTCAAAGTAACAATTAAATTAAATCAAATGAATAAAATAGAAGACAAAGAGTTAGAAAAAGTAGTAAAGCAACAAAAAGAGTTAAATGAAATTTTAACTAATATTGGTGTTTTAGAAACTCAAAAACATGGACTGCTTCACAAAGTAGCTGGTCTAAATAAAGATATAGAAGAAGTAAAAAACGATCTTGAAGGAAAATACGGAGCTATTAATATTAATTTAGAAGATGGTACGTATACTAAAATAGAGAAAGATGGATAATGTCATAAGAAAAATTAGCATAGGTGCTGATTACAAAAACGACGCTATGCACTACTCTGTAGGTCAAGAGGTTTACGGTGGTCACACTATATCTCATATTCTACTAGAAGATAAAGATTCATCATACAACATTTACATTAAGAAAAACGACGAGGTATTACCATGGAAAAAATTTAATTCTAATATGGCGATATCTATAGAGTATGATATAAAGTATTAATGAAAAGTGTATATGATTTTATCGTTAAGCCGTTAGGTGATAGATATGCAAATACAAAAAAAATAGGAGACACTGAATTAGTTTTAAACACTAAAATAGAAGGTTGGAAATTTGTAAATAGATTTGCCGAAGTAATATCAACACCTCTCGCTATTGCAACGCCTGTTAAACAGGGTGATATAGTTGTAATACATCAGAATATTTTTAGAAGATTTTATAACATGCAGGGTAAGCAAACAAATAGTAGGTCTTATTTTAAAGATGATTTGTACTTTGCAAGTGTTGACCAAGTATACTTATATAAAAGAAAAGATAAATGGCTATCCATAAACGATCGTTGTTTTATAATGCCAATCAAAGAAACAGAGCTTCTAATAAACAATAAAGAAGTAAACAATATTGGTATACTAAAAATAGGTAATAGCTCATTAGAAGAGCTAAGAATAACTCCAGGACATATAGTAACATTTAAAGCTGGTTCTGAATGGGAGTTTAATATAGACGGAGAACGTTTATATTGTATGAAATCAAATGATATTTTATTAGAACATGGATATAAAGAAGACGAAGAAGAATATAATCCTAGCTGGGCAGAGAGCTGTTGAAGAATTAATAAAGGTAGCTAAAGAAGCTATCGTTGATTCAGATGATGATATATCAGCAGACAGATTAAAAAATGCAGCGGCTACTAAAAAGCTAGCTATATTTGATGCTTTTGAAATATTACAAAGGATTCAAGAAGAAGAAGCTATATTAAATGAAAAGCCTAGAGAAAGTAAAGAAAAAACTTTTAAAGGTTTTGCGGAAGGGAGATCTAAATAATGTATACTCAAAGTTTATATAAAATACTAGACGATCACATTAAACCTCATATAATAAAAAAAAATAATAGGTACAAAAAATGGGAGTACGGTTATAACAAAGAGCATGATATTGTTGTTATAAGTAGGACAGGAGAGATAGGGGAAATATACGATATACAGAACCTAAAGATTGCATTGCCAAAACCTAAGGATGTTGTTAAGTTTAAATCAAATTCTTGGGAAAGAACAGAATTACCGGATGAGTTAAAAAAAATAAAAACAATATTTGACTGGGAAAATTACCCTATAGATTTCAAAGAAAAATGGTATGATTACATTGATAAAGAGTTTACTAGACGAGAGCAAGGTTTCTGGTTCAATAATAAGAATCTGGATACTTACATTACTGGTACTCACTTTATGTACTTGCAGTGGTCCAAAATTGATGTTGGGAAACCAGACTTTCGAGAAGCAAACAGATTATTCTTTATATTTTGGGAAGCATGTAAGGCAGACCAACGGTCTTATGGAATGTGTTATCTTAAAAACCGTAGATCAGGATTCTCGTTTATGTCCTCAGCTGAGACAGTCAATCTTGCAACTATATCCTCGGATTCACGGTACGGAATATTGTCCAAATCGGGACCTGATGCTAAGTCGATGTTCACAGATAAGGTGGTACCAATTTCGGTCAACTACCCGTTTTTCTTCAAACCAATACAGGACGGTATGGACCGGCCAAAAACCGAACTCGCATACAGAGTCCCAGCCTCAAAGTTTACACGTAAGAAACTTGAAACAAACGAAGCGGTCAAAGAGATCACAGGTCTTGATACCACGATCGACTGGAAAAACACAGGTGACAACTCGTACGATGGTGAAAAACTTAAACTCCTCGTACACGACGAATCGGGCAAATGGGAAAGGCCGAACAATATCCTCAACAACTGGAGGGTTACAAAAACAACGCTTAGACTAGGTAGCAGAGTAATAGGTAAGTGCATGATGGGTAGCACTTGTAACTCATTAGACAAAGGTGGAGAAAACTTTAAAAAACTTTACTATGATTCAGACGTTACAAAAAGAAACCGCAATGGACAAACTCGCTCAGGACTCTATTCTTTGTTCATACCTATGGAGTGGAACTACGAAGGATACATTGATTCTTATGGCATACCTGTATTCGATACACCAGAAGAAGAAGTTTTAGGACCGCATGGAGACGTAATAGATCAAGGTGTTATAGAGTATTGGCAAAACGAAGTTGATGGTTTAAAAGGTGATCAAGATGCTTTAAATGAATTTTACAGACAGTTTCCAAGAACAGAAGACCATGCATTTAGAGACGAAGCTAAACAGTCGCTATTTAATCTAACTAAGATATATGAGCAAATAGATTTTAATGGTGACTTAAAACATAGCTCTCTGGTTACTAAAGGTAGTTTTCAATGGAGAGATGGTATCAAAGATACTAGCGTTATATTTGTTCCAAATAATACCGGTAGATTTTTAGTTACTTGGGTTCCACCTGAAAATCTTCAAAATCGTGTAATAGTAAAGAATGGTGTTAAGTATCCAGGTAATGATGGACTAGGCGCTTTTGGTTGTGATAGCTACGATATATCAGGTACAGTTGACAGTAGAGGGTCTAACGGAGCGTTACATGGTTTAACTAGTTTTAGTATGCTTGACATTCCGCCTAATCACTTTTTTTTAGAATATATATCAAGACCTCAAACAGCTGAGATATTTTTTGAAGATGTTTTGATGGCTTGTGTGTTTTATGGAATGCCTATACTATGTGAAAATAACAAACCTAGATTGTTATACCATTTCAAACGTAGAGGTTATAGAGGCTTTTCAATGAATAGACCAGACAAAGTTTATAATAAATTGTCTGTAACAGAAAGAGATATTGGTGGTATACCAAACTCAAGCGAAGATATAAAACAAGCTCATGCCGCTGCAATAGAGACTTATATAGAAAACTTTATAGGTCTGCAAGACAAGGGTTATGGAGATATGTATTTTCAAAGAACGTTAAACGACTGGAGTAGATTTAACATAAACAACAGAACAAAACATGATGCATCTATAAGTTCTGGATTAGCTCTTATGGCTTGCAATAAAAATAGATATAGACCTATACCAAAAAGACAGATTATATCTTACAATTTAGGTATAAAAAAATATGATAATAGTGGTATTGCTTCTAAAATTATAAAGTAAATGAATATAAATTACAATGCTAATAGTGCGTTTCCCAATCAGGTAGTACCTTTGGAGGAAAAATTAAGTCTTGAGTATGGTTCAAAAGTTGCTGACGCTATACAGTCAGAGTGGTTTGCGCAAGGTAGAACTAATGGAAATAGATATTTAACTTCTTTTAATAATTACCATACACGTAGGTTATATGCTAGAGGAGAGCAATCAACACAGAAATATAAAGATGAATTATCTATTAACGGTGATTTATCTTATTTAAATTTAGACTGGAAGCCTGTACCTATATTGTCTAAGTTTGTAGATATATTAACTAACGGTATATCTAATAAAGATTATGATATCAAAGCATATGCTAACGATCCTGTGTCTATAAAGAAAAGAACAGATTACGCTACTAATTTAGCTATGGATATGTTTGGCCAAGACATTATACAAGAAGTAGAAAAAACTACAGGTCAAAATATATCTAAAACAAACATACCACCTATAGATCTTCCTAAGACCATGGAAGAGATGGAGTTGCATTTACAGTTATCTTATAAACAAGCTATTGAAATAGCTGAAGAAGAAGCTATAACACAAACATTAGATAAAAATAAATTTGAATTACTTAAACGTAGGTTAAACTACGACTTAGTAACTCTTGGTATTGGTGCTGCTAAAACAAACTTTAATACAGCAGAAGGTATAACTTTAGATTACGTAGACCCTGCCTATATGATACACTCATATACAGAAGATCCAAATTTTGAAGATATATACTATGTAGGTGAAGTTAAAGCTGTTACTATAGCAGAAATAAAAAAACAGTTTCCTCATATATCAGACGAAGAATTAAGTAGAATACAGAAATCATATAGTAATCAGAATTACATATATGGTTGGGGTGCATATGATGAAAACACTGTTCAAGTTTTATACTTTGAGTATAAGACTTACATGGATCAAGTGTTTAAGCTAAAACAAACAGATCAAGGTCTAGAAAAAATACTAGAAAAACCAGACACGTTTAATCCACCTAAAAGCGATAAGTTTGATAAAGTGTCTAGAAGTATAGAGGTTTTATTTGAAGGTGTTAAAGTTTTAGGTACTGATATGATGCTTGAGTGGAAGATGGCTGAAAACATGACTAGGCCAATGGCTGATACTACTAAAGTAGAAATGAATTATACTATATGTGCGCCTAGAATGTATAAGGGTAGAATAGAATCTATTGTTAGTAAAACTATAGGTTTTGCTGATATGATTCAATTAACTCATTTAAAGCTACAGCAAGTAATATCAAGGATGGTGCCAGACGGCGTGTTCTTAGATATGGACGGTTTAGCAGAAGTTGATCTTGGTAATGGTACGAATTATAATCCAGCTGAAGCATTAAACATGTATTTTCAAACGGGTTCAGTAGTTGGTAGATCACTTACCCAAGATGGAGCTATGAATGCAGGTAAAGTGCCGGTTCAAGAACTATCATCGTCATCTGGACAAGGAAAAATAGGTGCTTTAATCAGTACATATAATTATTATGTTCAAATGATTAGAGATGTAACAGGTCTTAACGAAGCTAGAGATGGTAGTTTACCTGATAAAGATACACTAGTTGGATTACAAAAAATAGCTGCACAGCAATCAAATATAGCTACTAAACATATTAACAACGCTAGTTTATATTTAACATTAAGGTTATGTGAGAACATATCTAAAAAGCTAGCAGACGTTGTTAGTTTTCCTTTGACAGCTAGTGCTTTAAAAAATTCTATATCTACTTTTAATGTTCAGACTTTGTCAGAGATATCTAATTTAAATTTACACGACTTTGGTATATTCTTAGATTTAGAACCTGATGAAGAGGAAAAAGCTCAACTAGAACAAAACATACAGGTTGCATTAAAAACAGGTGGTATTGATTTAGAAGATGCTATAGATCTTAGACAAATACGTAATTTAAAATTAGCTAATCAAATGCTAAAGCAAAAACGTAGACTAAAGCAAGAGCGAGATCAAAAAGCAGCACAAGCAAATATGCAAGCCCAGGCTCAAGCAAACGGTCAGTTAGCAGAACAAACAGCTATGGCTGAGACTCAAAAGCAGCAAATATTAACTGATCAAAAAATGCAGTTAGAACAAGCAAAGTCTCAATTTGAAATACAACGAATGCAAGCCGAAGCAGGTATAAAAAGAGAACTTATGGCTGAAGAGTTTAATTATAATATACAGCTAGCTAAAGAAAGGTTTAAAGGCGAAAGAGGTAAAGAGGCTGATATTGAAGATAGAAAAGATAAAAGAGCTAGAATAATAGGAACACAACAATCACAAATGATACAGCAGAGACAAAACGATGGAACACCTATCGACTTTGAATCTACTAACGATAGTTTAGGTGACTTTGGCTTAGAGGCCTTTGGACCTAAATAATTTTTTAATTTTATAATATTATATTATGTCAGAAGTAAATCAAGCCGTAGAGGCTAAACAAGAAGGTGAGTTTTCTTTGAAAGGTAAGAAAAAAACACCAAAAAAATTTTCCGATACATTAAATAACGACCCAGTTAAAGTTGATTTAACAAAGCCAGAGGCACAAGGAGAAGTTATACCAAATGTTGTAAAGGTTGATTTAACAGAAAAAAAAGAAACAGATGCCGTTCAAACACAAAAGACAGATGATAGCGATGTTGTTATCGAAAAACCCCAAGACAGTAGCAACAGCGAAGAAGTGGTTGAAGAAGTACGGGAAACCAAACAAGAATTAGAAAGCCCCATACAAGAGATAACTGAAGAAGAGTTAGACGAAAAAACAGTAGAACTCTACGAAGAAGCAGAGCAAGCTGTTAAAGATCAAGTTATACAAGGTAAAGCATTACCTGAAAACATACAATCACTTGTTAACTTTATGTCTGAAACAGGTGGAACAATAGAGGATTATGTAAGACTTAATCATGATTACTCTAATGTAAATGAAAAAGTATTACTCAACGAGTATTACAAACAAACTAAACCGCATCTTAATAAAGAAGAAGTTGATTTTCTTATGGAAGACAATTTTTCTTATGATGAGGAACTTGATGAGCCAAGAGATATTAGAAAAAAGAAATTGGCTTTCAAAGAAGAAGTTGCTAAAGCCCGTAAAGAGCTTGATGCTATGAAGGATAAATATTATCAGGAAATCAAGTTGAGACCTGGTGTTACCCAAGAACAGCAAAAAGCTATGGACTTTTTCAATAGACATAAGCAGCAAGAAGAGCAAGCGAAAACTCTTCAGCACGATTTTAAAACGCGAACTGAACAAATTTTCAACGATGATTTCAAAGGTTTTGATTTCAATTTAGGAGAAAAAAAGTTTAGATATAAGCCACAAAATCCATCTGAAGTAGGTAAATCACAACTCAACGTAAACAGTTTTATTTCAAAATTTGTAGATAAAAATGGAGCTGTGACAGATCCTTCTGGTTATCACAAAGCTATGTATGCTGCTATGAACTCGGATAAAATCGCTAATCATTTTTACGAGCAAGGTAGAGCTGATGGTATTAAAAATATCGTTGACTCATCTAAAAACTTAAGTAGTGACAAGCCTAGGCAAGTTGCCGACGGAAACGTCTTTATTAATGGTTTAAAAGTAAAATCAATAAGTGGATTAGATTCGTCTAAACTAAAAATAAAAAAACGAAAATTTAACTAATTAAACTTTTAAAATTATGGCTTTAACTCCACAATTTGGTGCAATAGTACCTTCGCAATTACAACAAACTCTTGCGAGCAACTATTTAACATTTGACGGTGCAGCTGGTGGAAACTTTGCACAACAATACTTACCTGAGCTTTACGAAGCTGAAGTAGAGCGTTATGGAAACAGAACGTTATCAGGATTTTTACGAATGGTTGGCGCTGAAATGCCAATGACATCTGATCAAGTAATTTGGTCTGAGCAAAATAGATTACATATATCTTACGACAACTGTACATTTGCTGCTAACGCAATTACTATTCCTATTGCTGCTAACATCAACAATGTTATATCTCCACAACAAACTATCGTGGTGATGGACGACTTTGGTGCAGAAGCAAAGTGTTTAGTTGTTGATTCTGACTTAAGAACTGCTGCTGGCGGTGGTACTGGTGTAATAAACGTATTACCTTACGGTGCTGCTAACCTTGCTGCTGAAGGACTAGTTGGTACATTGAAGATATTTGTTTACGGTTCTGAGTATCCAAAAGGAACAAATACAGTAAATGCTGCTCAAGCAAACGCTGTTGCAGTTGATGCGGTAAATAACAATTATCCAATTGCTACTGTAACTCCTGACTTTACTCAGTTTTCTAACAAGCCAATTATCATCAGAAGCCAATACACAATCAATGGTTCTGACACTGCTCAGATCGGTTGGGTAGAAGTTGCTACTGAAGATGGAACAAATGGATACTTATGGTACTTAAAAGCAGAGTCTGAAACAAGACTACGTTTTGAAGATTACCTAGAAATGTCTGTTGTAGAAGGTGAGCAGGTTGCTGCTGGATCTGCTATCGCAAACGTTACTGGTACAGAAGGTCTATTTGCTGCTATCGAAGATAGAGGTAACGTACAAGTTGGATTCTCTGCTGCTACTGGTATAAATGACTTTGATGATATTCTTAGAAATTTAGATACTCAAGGAGCAATTGAAGAAAACATGTTATTCTTAAACAGAAACACTAACCTTGATTTTGATGATATGCTAGCTGCAATTTCATCTGGAGCTCAAGGTGGAACTGCTTTTGGATTATTTGAAAACTCTGAAGAGATGGCATTAAACTTAGGCTTTTCTGGTTTCCGTAGAGGATCTTACGATTTCTACAAAACTGACTGGAAATACTTAAACGATGCTTCTACTCGTGGTGCAATGACTGGACCTGCTTCAATCGAAGGTGTATTAGTTCCTGCTGGAACTTCTACTGTTTACGATCAGATTCTAGGAACCAACATCAGACGACCATTCTTACACGTTCGTTACCGTGCTTCACAAGCTGATGACAGACGTATGAAGTCTTGGTTAACTGGTTCTGTTGGTGGAGCTTTCACTAGCGATCTAGATGCTATGACTGTAAACTTCTTATCTGAAAGATGTTTAGTTGTACAAGCTGCGAATAACTTCGTATTATTCAAAGGAGTGTAATTACTCAATAATAATTATCCCTGTCTTCGGGCAGGGGTTTTTATTTTTTTTATAAACTATTTAATTATATTATATTATGGCTAAAAAAGCTGAAGCAAAAAAAGTTGAGGTTGCACCTCAAAAAGAAGAAGTAGTAGTGACAAAAAAAGTTACTACTCCGGTAAAACCCACAAAACCAGAGTGGGAGATAAGACCTAGAACCTATATTGTTAAAGGTAGAAAACAGCCTTTAACATTAACAATTCCAGGTAAACACACAAGAAAAAACCCTTTGTTATACTTCGATAAAGATCAAGCTAAGCAAAGAGAATTAAGATATGCAACTAATATGAATAGTCCTTTTATGGACGAGCAGAAAGGTGAAGCTACATTAGGGCATATTACTTTTAGAGACGGTGTATTGACTGTTCCAGAAGAAAATCAAATTCTTCAAAAACTACTTAGTCTATATCATCCGTTAAAAAATAAAAAATATTTTGAGTTTGATTCTGTTGTAGAAGCAGAAGATGATTTAGACATTATAGAAATGGAAGTACAAGCACTTAATGCTGCAATGGAAATGGATATTGATCAAGCTGAAGCTATACTTAGAGTTGAAAAAGGTAGCTCTGTTTCTACTATGAAATCTAAAGAACTTAAAAGAGACTTGTTATTATTCGCTAAAGCTAAACCAGCTTTATTCTTAAGTCTAGCTAACGACGAAAATGTTCAGCTAAGAAACTTTGGTATAAAAGCTATTGAAGCTAGAATAATCACTTTGTCACAAGATCAAAGAACTTTTCACTGGGGTTCAAATGACAGAAAATTATTTACTGTACCTTTTGATGAAAACCCATATTCAGCTTTAGCCGCTTGGTTTAAAACTGATGAAGGAGTAGAAGTTTATAAATCTATAGAAAAAAGAGTATAAACAAGTGATACTAATATATTAGGGTATCATCTAAATGGTACCCTAGTGTATTATAATTTAAACAAGTATGGCTGTAAACGTAAACACTGTATATCAAACAGTATTGTCTATAATAAATAAAGAGCAAAGAGGTTACTTAACTCCTGCTGAATTCAATGAGGTAGGTACTCAAGTTCAATTAGATATATTTGAGAAATACTTTGAAGACTTAAATCAGCAATTAAGAGTGCCACAAGCAGATGTTGACTACTCCGACAGGGTTATGAATCTTGACGAAAAGTTAGCTATATTTAAAACATTTGGATCAGCTGTATATGACAATACAAGTAATCCAGGATTATCGTACTTTACCTTACCAACCGTAGATAAATACGGAGCTACTGTAGATTTTTACAGATTAGGTACTGTAATATACAAAGACGATAGAGGTAATCAAATAGAACTACAAAGATTATCTAGAACAGATTTCTACAATATAGAAAGATCTCCTTTAACAAAAGCAACTAAAAGTTTTCCTACGTATTTATACGAAAATAGAGGCAATGTAAATGTAGCAGGTGCAACTATAAATAATCACTTGCAAAACGTTTTATATGTTAATCCAACTACTATAGTAAGCAATATAGAAGTTGATTACATAAGAAAACCTATTTCACCTATATGGGGTTTTACCACAGCTGGTAAAGGCCAATATATATTTAATAGTAATTATTATGATCCAGGTTTAGGTACTGGTTCTAGAGATTTTGAATTACATGAATCAGAGCAAGTTAATATTATATTAAGAATACTAGCATATACTGGAATAATAATACAAGATCCTTCTATAGTTCAAATAGCGGCACAACAAGTTCAAGGAAAAGAAGTAAATAAAAAAAGCTAATAGATGGGAGTTATAAACGAAACTAATCAACAATACTACGCTGGAGCTCAAGGCTTTACAGTTGCGAACGCTTTAGGTCAAACTGATTTTACATTTACTTTTGATACTAATCTAGTATTTGGATCTTTTGATCCTACAGCAGTAGACTATGCTTTAAATAACTTTAAGCTATATAGTAGTGCTGACGGTGTAACATATACAGAATACACAACATCATATACTGTAACTGGTAATACAATAAAGTTAGGTATAGCACTTCCTCAAAATAATGTGCTAGTATGCCAGTTAAAAAGATTAGATGGTGGTGATTACGGTAACAGAGATGCTTACGGTACAACTACAGAAAACAATTATGGAAACTATGAATACATAACACTAAACAGTATAGTAAATAACTTTATAGTAGCGTATGTAGGTGCAGGTAAATTAATACCAAGCGTAAAAAGAACTGATTTGGTTTTTCATGCTAAACGCGCTTTACAAGAGTTTAGTTATGATACATTGAAAAGTATTAAGTCTCAAGAACTTACAATACCACCTAGCTTAAGCGTTGTTATACCACAGGATTACGTTAACTACGTACGTATGTCTTGGATCGATTCAGCTGGTGTGCAAAGAATAATATATCCAACAAACAACCTAACTAATTCACCTTACTCAACACCTATACAAGATTCTAAAGGTGTACCAACTCAAGATAATTTTGGTGAAAACTTAGAAGGCACATCGATAACAGAGGACAGATGGAAAAGCAATACGCAGGGTATTTTAGAAGGTGAATTTAACGCAAGCGTAGACTGGGCTGATTTTGATTGGGGCTACGGTGGAATGTATAACTTTGGTTATGGTCAATTATACGGACTAGATCCACAGTATTCTCAAATAAACGGCTGGTTTAACATGAACGAAAGAGAAGGTAAAATATCTTTTTCAAGTAATTTAGTTGGTAAACTTATAATACTAGAATACATTTCTGATGGCTTAGCTTATGATATGGATAGTAGAGTACCTAAACTAGCAGAAGCTGCTTTATATGCATACCTATCACACGCTGTATTAGCTAGTAGAATAAACCAACCTGAA